CCTCCTCTATGGCCATGTCATCAATCTCGTTTGCGGTCCTGTCGGCCTGGGAGCGCATGAAGCCGATCATCTTGTCACGGTACTCGAGCAATTTCTTCTCATTCAGCATGCTGTTGATCAGTGATTTCAGAATCATCGGGCCAATCATCATGATCATCTGCCGGGTAAATGCGTTCATTTGGTTCTCCTTGTTTTGGACATTCAATTTTTTCACCCGTGATGGCCATCAAATAATCCTCACAGGTCATTTCCCGCGGCGCACACCCTGCCAGGATCAGCATGATAATTATCGCCGCTTGCCGCATCGTTCTTCCTTTTTCCTCAGCCACTTCCGGATTAGCGCGGCAATCTTGCCGATGTTAAATTTCACTACCACAGGATCGCGGTCTTTCGGTGGCGGGCCGTATGGGTCATTACTTATACATCCCATTTCTTCAAGCACTCCTATAACCCCCATCGCCTGGCTCCAGTACGGGGCACGATGATGCTCCTCGAGGTACAGCGCAACGGGATGATTATGTATGTAATCGTGATCGGGGTCCCATTGGTTCATCATCGCTACCATCGTCTTCAGTCATTCCGCACAGCGGGCAGAAACTTCCCTTGTACCTCATGCCGCATTGCGAGCAGGTGATCACCACGGCCGCCAGGTCATTGGCGCTGCGAGCATAAACAGGATACCCGCCAGCTCGATGGCCACGATAACCAGCAGCGTGTTGATGATCCTCGTCAGAATCACAGAGTTACCTCGGGGATGTTGACGTCGGTCCCGGTGAGGGGGTCGCCGAGGAGGGGATCATCGAGAAAGGGATCCTGGTCTTCCGGGATCTGGATGACCGTGTCGCCCTTGTCGTTCGTATCCTTGAGCCAATCAAAACCGAAGACGGCGATCGTCCCGTAGAGCGCCTTGCCGGCCACATCTTTGCCAAGGTCCATCCAATTTTTCTGCCGCTTCGTGCCCTCTTTCACCTGGGCGATCTTGGCGTCATAAACATTCGTGCCACCAGCGTCCGCACACGGATCCAAGGAAACCTTGGCCAGCAGCTTGTTACTGTCACCCAACTTCTGGATCAGTTCGTACTGGGCGATCTGCTCCGGCTGCCAGGTACTCATGTCCGGCAGGTTGGACCGGTGGGCGGTGTAACAGGCCAGCTTCGCTTTCGTCTGATCCTCAGATACGGACTGATCGGCCAGGCCGGCGCTGGTGTCATTCGATCCGGCACAACCGGTCAGCATGGCCACCGCGATCAGCAGCGGGGCAAAACACAGAAACCTTTTCATACTCATCTCCTCCTCTTGTAGAAAAAAGTGACCACCGTAGAGCGATTGCCGTACGGGGCATGCAGATAGACGCCGCCGTGAGCGGTGCCTGGATTGCTATCACCTTCGCCGTTGGGTCCGAGCCCGGGCTTGAAGACAAAGCCATCGCCCTCCCGGTAGTTGTGCGAGGTGTCTTTGACGAAAACTGTGTGACCGTTTGAGAAGACGACCTTGATCTGCCGTCCGAACGAAGGTCCCTTTGCCGGGATCCGCCAGGCCTGCCGGCCGCCGTTGCGGACGCCGTAGCTGCTGTAGGTGGCCTTGGCGTCGTACCAGGCACCGCCGTTCGAGGTCTTCACGTCTTTGTAGGTGACGGCGTCCTGCTCTTTGCTTTCACCGCCATCCAGCCACTCGCTGCAGCCACCAAGCAACGGCAGGAACAGCATTGCGGCCAGTAGCCCTTTCCATCTTTTCATCATTCCCCTCCTCTGATATTTGTTAGGGACAATCCTGCCTGCCGTTCCAGACCGCTGCCCCGATACCGGCCACGGCCAGGGTGCCATAGATCCAGTTCCTCATTTTTTTCTGCTCGGGGTGCCCGTCAAGCCAGTACTCGGTTGCCCACAGGCCTATGCCCATGGCGACAATCTTTAGTCCCACCACCGCCTCGTCACTGGGGGTTTTCCCCAGTAGCGGGTTGATCTCCTGACACCCGCCGCCACCAAGGGAGTGGATAGTAGTAGCCGCGTCAGCTGCCTGGCCGCCGATCGCCGCTGTGATCCAGATCTTATTGGCCGTCGACCAGCTCGATGAATCAGGCTGGTCAAGCTGCAGGATCATTGGCGGCGCCGCAGGGAACATTTGATCGATCGGCACCTGCTCGACAGGCTCGAGATAAACCCGGCCGCAGCCGGTCATCAGGAGGAGCAGGGGGGTTGCAACAACGAAGCAGGTGATGGCAATAACCAGATACCCTTTACGTCTTTTCATGCTTTCCCCAGTTAAGATTTTGATATTCCGTAATTGGTCAATCTTTTTCCTGGGCAAAGAATACCCTTTTCTTTTCAATTTGTTTATTCAATTTTCAATTCATGTATCTTGACGGCAAAAAAATCCATCCCTTGTCTTGCTTCTCAATTTTCCCGCAGCCGCTCAGTGCGATTCGGCTTCTTCGCCCTGGCCACGGCCCGCTTTCTACTCCAAGTTGGCGAACCTTCCCTCTTCCCGTAGATATTCCCTGGTCTTAGGTAGCCATACACCTTTTTCAGTGCCTTGGCGATATCGTTGCCTGGTTTTTTCTGCCCTCGCCAAATCCCGTTTCGTGATCCGCAGGGCCTTGACATCGGAATGCGCTGAATTCCATCTCTGGATAGGCTCCCAAGCCTTGTCCATCGCCTCGCGGTCACCCGATTCCTTGGCCCTGAGATACCTATTCTTCAGCCGCGTTCGCCTGTTCTGCAGGCCGTATTCAATCTTCTTGACCGCCGATTTGCCTTCGTACATCTCAGCAACTCGCGCCGGGGTGAAACCCAGAAGCTGACCGGTCAATTCCATCGCCTCAAGGTCGCCCAGGAGAACGTCCTGCTGCTTGTTGGTGACACCTTCATTCGCGTACCGAATCGACTTGGCAATATCCTTGACGAATTTCGGGACCATCATTTCCACGCCTTTCCAGATATCACCGTCTGCAATCGAGGCCATGCCCATGAAGACAGATGAGGCGTTGGAGGCGGTCGGACCGGCGATATTCATCATGTAGTGGTTAAAAAGCTCCCGTCCTTCCAGGTCTCGGTCGTCGCCGCGCCACCACAGGTCGGCAAGAGAAAGCCTGCCAGCCACATCAACCGGGAGAAGACCACGCGTCGGACCATGCGCTATCATCTCGCCGCCTTTCAACCCCACCCGGTCGGCCAGCCAATTCCGAAACTCTGCCTTCCAGTCCCAAGGTTCGTCATCGTCACCAAAGGCGCTTGCCATCATGTTCAGCGCCGTGCCGAGCATACCGACAACAGGCAGGCCCATCGTGCCGGCAACAAGGAAATGCCCGCCGAGGATCCCGGCGAATTGCAGTTTGGCCTGTCTTTTCTCTGCTGGCGTGACATCGCTTTTCTTGAGAGCCACCGTGAAGTCACGGACCAGGCGGTAGCTCATGTTCTGGGCGTATTGCTTGAACAGCAGCGCCACCCTGGCGACATTACCCTGCATCACCCGGGCCCGGTTCTCCTGACCGTAATCAAAGTGCCCTTCTTCAACGATTTTCCTTGCGATATCAACCGCCGCATCGTGCCCGACCTCGACAACCGCCACGCGATAGGCTGCAAGAGCTGTGATCTGCCGGTTTGCGACTTCCGCATAGTGGAACGGGGCCGATACCAGTTTCATCACCTTGGCGTATTTGTGGAGGTTGCCGCCCTTCTCCGCAAGGGACAGGTAGTCGGTCGCCGCCGCCGCCGCCAGGTCGTGCGCCTGGGAAACATCAATCGTGCCGTCCTTGATAAGCTCCGCGAACATCTTCCGTTCTTGCTCGTTCAGGAATTTCGCCTTCTCAAGAGACATGCCGGATTCCCATGAAAGATCGCCCTTGGTATAATCCCTGGCTGCCTTTGTCAATGCGACTGCAGACTTTCTGAAACCGAACCTTGCCCCCATGAGAGGATAAGCAACAAGCGGGGTCTGTGTGAGGTTGACCGCAGCAGAAGCCAGGGACGGCCCGATGTTCCAGGCGAATCCGAGGCTTGTCAATATCTGCGCTGCCGGGTGGACATTGGCATTCATGATGAATTCAAACCGCTTCACCAGTTCGTTCCTCAGTGCGCCCTCGACAGCTGCCGACTTCTCGTCATGGGCAAACTTGCTATTCTCCATCGCCTTGATTGCGGTGTTCAGGTCGGTGCCGTACTTGACCTTGGCGATGTGCTTCGCTGAATGCAGCATGTGAGAGGCAAAGGCCCGCTGTGCGTCCTGACTGTATCCCTTCACCCCTTTCCTGTGGGCGAAGTGCTTCCGGTACGAAAGGTCAGGCAGAACCTTGATCATGGCCTGGTTGATCTCATCCATGATCTGCCTGCGCTCCTGCGAATCCATGTCGGCAGAGTTGACGATCTTCAAGACCTCGCTGGCGAATTCGTGCGGAGGCTGCTGCCCTGGCTTGTAATCCTTCGACCGGCGCAAGGTAACGTCAAAACCCTTCTCCCTCATGCCCTTGGCGAAGTCCTCAGCATTGGCGAACCGCTCAAACGTCTTCACCATGCGGTCGATTTCCGTCCCGGCCTCGTCGAACTTTTTCACCAGAACAACATTATCGCCGAAGCGGGAAAGCGGGAAGTATGGCCCGGACTTCATCTGCTTATCGAATTCCAGCTTCAGGGCGGTGATGGTCGACCGCTTACCCTTGCCGGTGGAGCTTTTTTCGATCTGCTCAATGAGGACTTCCTGAAGAAGATTAAATCGAGCCTGGTAGATATCCCGCACCTCACGATATACTTCCTTGGCGATTTCCGGCAGGGCGTTGAATGCCGGGATAAGGTCTTCAGCGCCCGCCAGGTCCTTCTTGGCCGCGCCGACATCCTTGATGAGCTTGCGGACGGTCTTTGCCTTCTGCTCGCCCGTAAGGTTGGCCTGCCGTGCTGCCTTCAATGCCGCTCTCTTCTCTTCCAGGTTATCCTTGAGTGTCTGGATATCGGTGTCTGCATGCTGGTCAGGGTCGAACCCGAGGGTGGTTGCCTTGAACATGACATCGGCCATATCCGCCGCGACCTTCGGCTTCATGCTTGTCCATTTCTGATGAAGACGGTCGGCTTCCTGTAGGAGTTCGTTGGTCATCGCGGAAATGCCCTTTGCTGCCTTGCGGAAATCCCCGACAGGCGTAAAATCCCGGCTGTAGATATCGTCAAGCTGCTGCAGGGTTAGAACGCTGAACAGGTGATTCAGTTTGTCATGCTTCAGGCCAGAGACAAACTTGACAATCTTCTTCACCCAGTTCTTTTCAGGCTTGGATTTTTCCAATACCTCCTTGGCCGCAGCGTCTATATCGTCGGAGAAGTCTTCTCCCGGCTCAACCTCTACCTTTTCGGCAATGCGTTTGAATTGCCGGCCGTCCTTGTGCCTTCCCTCGACCTGCTTGGCATCTTCCCAGCTTCGCGCCTGCATATCGTTCATGCCTTCAGGTTTGGCAATCTCGATGGTAAAGACCGGCTTGCCGCTTTCGGCGTTCGCTACGGTGCGAATTTTGGCCGTCAGCGCCACCTCGTCGTCCATGAGGTCGGAGAGTTGCGGGGCCTTGATCCGGGAAACGTAGCCCACTTTCTTGCCGTTCAGTTCGATCCTGATTGCATCGCTGTCGGCTTCGTTTTCCGGTTCGCGGATAAGCTCAACCTTGGCGCCTGGCTTGATCTGCGCTATCAGATCAGCGTCGTCGTATGCGCCGGTGCGGAATGTGTCATTTGCATCGGCAATAACCGGGTCGTCGTCGTAGGCTTCGGCTGCCTGTTGGGAATACATGATCCGGCTGTCGGCGTCAGAATACTCGCCGGTATTGGACAGGGCCGATTTGATCTGGGTGGGGGAGAAGGCAATATAGTGGTTAGAACTGTTGGGATTCTCCAGGCCTTTTGTAGACCCTATATCAATAATATTCTTGATCAGAACCCCATCGTGCCCTTCCCGCTTGGCCATGGAAATTATTTTCCCAATATCTTGCCCGCTCCCTCCCCACAGTTTTGGAGACTTCCCTTTATAGTCTACCACCAAGGGGTTCTTGATTGATAAGTACACCTCCATGATTATTCTCTGGCTGGGGTGGATTTCCCTGTAAGATTCTACGTCCAGTCTTGTTACTTCATCAGAAACTTCATTATACTCGTGGGGGAAATCTCTAAACTCTTTTGAGTTAGCGTAGTCCCTCCCTGTCGCCTCTTTGTATTTGTTTTTTTTGTCTGCGAATAGAGCGCTGGCTATTGGGCGAAGTGCGTCCATTTTTTGCTGTAATTCTTTGTTGCGTTTTCTTCTTAACGCCGGATCGGAATATGTCCCTGCATGTAAAAACGCGTCTGTGAAGAAAAATCCTTCTTGTTTTGTAGCTGACTCCTTACCGAAAGTATCAATGGAAAATTCGCTAAAATTACTCCCTGTCCCATGATAAACAACAAGCGGCTTGCCGTCAGCATCCACGACAGCACTTCCGGCAAACCATCTCTTAAACTCAGCGCTGTTGATGTCAACTGCTTTAAACTCAGATTTCATATTCCCCCCAAGGTTTGAACCGTTTTCCTTGGAGCTTATCATATTCCCTTCGCTCGCAGCAACCCCCTTCCCCTTTCGGTCAATCAGCACATCCTCAACCTTCTGCCCGTCCTGCAGCAATCCTTCCTTCTTCAGCATCTGCTTCAGCGAGATCCACGGCGGAATTGTCTTTCTCTTCGCCGGGGGCATGTCGAGGCGATATTGCACCAGGCGGGCCTCGACTTCGCCGGTCAATCTGGCGTATGACCGCTCGCCGGTTTCATCATTCAGGGTGTAGATGGCCTTCAGGAGCTTGCGCTCTTCCTTGAGGATCGGGTGCGCGTCGAATATCTCCTGCTCCATCCGGATCAATTCTTCCGGGGAATATTCCTTGGCGCCGGGGGTGAAAATGCCATTCCAGAACCTATTGACCGCATTCTTGGCGGTATGGTATTCCGGCCGGCCCTCGACATCGTGGAGCCTCTTGTAGGTGTTGCGGTATTCAACTGACATCGCCCGGGGACTGCCGCCTTCCGCGAAACCTTCCTCTGTTTGGAGGATATGCTGGACCTCATGGGAGATGGTGCTTCGCCGCCCGATATCGCCAAGCCGATTGTTCACGCGGATGATCCTCGTCACCGGGTCGAAGCTGCCGCGCTGGGTTGTACCCATGTCCTCAAATTTGACTTTGATGATGCTCAACTGGGGGTAGTCGCGGAAGAGTACAGGGTGGTCGAGGATGTCGGAGAGATAGCCGTCTTTCTTCACTACCGAGGACAGACTGTCGTCGATCTCTATTTTCCAGTCATCCTTGAGCTTCCACCAGCCGGTCTGCTTCCAGATATCTCGCTTCAGTGCGCCGGATTGTTCCATCTGCTTCGCTTTGTCCAGGCCGGTGGAGTTGGCCTTGGGGCCGCCGAAGGAGAACAGCGGCTTGCCGTCTGTGTCGGTCCAGATATCCATCGAAGCATCTTTTTTTGGGGCATTGGCAACTATCATATTGCCTTTCCTTGTAACGTCACCAAAGAAGGTTTTTACCTCATCAAGATACCAAGAAGCCTTTTGGTGGTTCTGCCAAGATAACGCAACTCCATCTTTCTGCTTTGTCACCCTGCTTTTGCCGTCTCCATCACCTTCATGGATAAGAAAATATGCCGAGCCATTAGGCTTGATCGCCTTCGCCGCTTGACGGATTACCGCCAGCCTTGCATCTTTTTCCTGTATTACATTCAGCACACTGTTGACAGTGGCGGTGTCTACGCTACCGGAAGAAAGCTCCTTAATAATATCGTTATTGAATTTCTCAGACCTGTTGTATGGGTCAAAGACCAGATTCTTTACCCCCAGTGTGGCAAGGTGCTCTGTGCCTTTGTCATACTTTCCGCCGCCGATATCGACATTGACTGTCCCTTGTTTTAAAAGTCCTTTCTTGAACAGCGCCGATACTTGGTTGAGCGATGTAGCGGCAGACCCGATAGCCTGTAAAACTTTCTTGGAAAAGAATAGTGAGGATGCCAGTTCTCCAGACAGAGCCTTGCCCCCGCTCCGAGCTTCCCCCCGCACAGCAGCCTCAGCCAATGCCGCCAGATCAGCCGCCGAGAATATCTTCGGAGAGATGCCCATCTTGACGAGCATTCGCTTGATTAAGGCGATGAACCGGCGGCCTATGCCGATCTCCGGGGACATTTCAACTAGGTAGGCGAGCGTCTCTTCGGCGATATGCTCTGGCTTGGTATCAGCGGGCACACGTCCCATCGCCGCACGGATGGCGTCGCCGGTCCTGCTCTGCTCGTTCTGGCGGGATTCGATGGAGGATAGGAGGGCCTTGAAGTCGGCGCTGTTCAGGGTGAGTTCTCGGAGATGGACAGATAGTTCATGCTTGAGCACGGCAAACGCCTTGCCCTTGGCGATGCCGTCTTGGACTAGATACACTTTATTGGCCGTAGCGAAACCCTGAATCTTACCGGCCTTCGAGTAGCGCACGGTGATCTCTACGTCGTTCTCGTCGAAGATGACATAGTTGAAATTCCCCTCACCCTTGCCCCGGCTGCTACCGTCGAGATACTTGACGCCACGGATACCGAGGGAGTGGAGATATTCGGAAGCGGCCTGCTTGCCGTTTTGTGATACCACCAATTGCCTATACACTGCCTCGCCGGATGGATATCGTTTCGCAAGGCCACCAGCGTCCGTATTAAGCCTAGATTTTTCATCGACAAAAAACTGGCGCAGCGATTTACGTACCGTCTCCGATTGCTCGCTCAGCGGACGGTCCCAGAGAAGATATTCGTCTTCGGATGGGGCCAACTCTACCTGATAGAGACGGCCTTTCCTGGCGGCAATGTCTCCCTTGCTTGCGCCCTCAATCGCGCTTATAGCATCGACTAGAGCTTTTTCCTCTGCATCTCGCAGCCATGAGCCCTTGAATGCAGGGTTTTCGCGCTCACGCTCAAGGCGGAACCTCATGTCATCCAGGGTTTCTTTCTTGCCTTTCTCGAAATCCTTATACCCTAAGATGTTTCTTATGTTGGCCGCAAGAAATCCGTTTTGGTCTTCTACTCGCTCTCCATTCAGGTAAGCAATTAGCCTCCCGCCAAGCTTATCCCGATACCATTCAGCGACCTCTTTCGACCCGGAAAAATAAAGCCCGTGCCCGTAAGCCTGCGCCCCCTCTCCGGTCCCGATCTTACCAGTAGAAAACCGCTCAAAATCGTGTGGCGATCCGTGAAACGCTGCTGATAGCTTAGCCCGAGCCCGCGTCTTCAGTCGGTCGATGATTTTCCGGGCCTGGTCCTGGGTGGTGAGAATGCGGACGGTGCCGGCGGCGAGGAGGTTCTGCAGGCCATCGGCTCCGAGATGGGCGGATAGTTCCGCTCGTGTGTCGGCGGCTGCTCCCCGTCGAGTATCAGTGGTGGCATCGGACTGTGGTCGTAGTTCATTGGGCGTCTCTCCCTTACTTGACTGCCCCTCAACCGGGGGCACTGCGCCAACCTTAACATCTGGCGATTGCTCGTCAATTTTATTTGATGGTTGCTTGATTGGAGTGGCGGATTTGTCACTTGAAGCGGCAAGGACTTCATGCAGCCTGTTGAGGTAGACAATGGGCTTCTTGCCGCCCATGTCGCTTACCAGATCACCCGCGGCTTTACCCAAGGGGCCGCGCACCCTGGCCTTGCTGAACCCGAAATACTCAACCAGGAAAGGGGATATCTCTGGTTGGGTGACGTAGGTATGGTGGGATTTGAGATGTGGAAATAATCCTTTCCACTCATCTATCGTCGGTTTTTCTCCGCGCTTCAATTTTTCCGCGAGATAGATTCCGGCCTGTTTTCTACTCTCCGCCTCTTTAGCAAAGGTGGCTTTGCTTTCTTTAGACCTTGCATACGCATCAACAGCATCCTTGATATTGTCGTGCCAGTTGCCGTCGTTTACGCGCACCTTTCCTTTGGTTAGAGGGCTACTCCCATCTTCAATAGCTATGTCATCGACGGACAGCCCATACCTGGCAATGATCTTCGCGTCATCCTCGGTCGCAGGGCGAGGAATTGTTGCAGACCGTTTCGCGCTATCCTTCACGCCAGCGTTAAGATTACCACCAGCCCCGGTATCCGCAGCAGGCACCTTTACAGATGCAGAGTGTCCCACAGTTTGCTCTGACAGACCTGCATTTATAGCGTCCGGGGTGGTGGCAACAGAAGAACCGGCCTCCACGGAACCATCAGCAGAGCCGCGCCGGTTCGTCTCGCCTCCGGTGTCCGTGGTGCCGGCCAACTCTTCAGTAACCTCCCCGGTGCGCGTGTCGGAGACAGAGGCGGGGGAGGTGTTGTTCAGGTCGGGATACTTCGCATAAATGGCATTACGGACTTGCGGGCTGTCGCCGGGGGCAGCGTCAAGCCTGTCTACGATATACCTTGCATCTTCCTTGGAGATATCTTTTGCCAGAGATGCAACCTTATCAGCATTGCCGCCCATCAAAGAGACATACAGACTGTTCTGCGCGAAATCCTTCTCGTTCTGCTGCTGCTTGCCTACCCGTGACGATATTTCTGATTGCTCCTGCTCTCTTGCCTTGCCTCGGTTTATCTCATCCCGTGCGAAGTCGTTGAGTCTGTAGTTTTCAAGTACATCCATCGGCACATCTTTCCCATCGGCAATGGCATTCTTGATTAGCCTTACATGTTCCTTGCCGAACCTTGCCAGTTCTTCAGCACTGATTTTACCCTTCAATCCGTGCGCCTTGAATACCGACCTTGCGTATTCTTTGCCAGTGGGTATCTGCCAAGGTTCTTTCCCGGCAACCACCTTTTCATCCCGTGTATTTTCCGGGCGCAGGTTTGGTGAAGCGACAGCACCCCCACCCACGTCGCCACCCGGAGGAGGAGTCGAGGGCATGGGCGAGGGGCTGTCTTGTCTGCTCATTTGTCCGGCTATTTGTCCTTCGGTGGCAGGCGTGAAGTCCGCTACAGTGGCGGGTTCTGGTAAATTGCCTCCGGTATTTATCGGCTCATTTGCCCGGACTTTTGCCAATTCATTCCGCCGTTCCTCGACAGCCCCGACCACCATCTCTCGGTAAGGAGAAAGGTGCGGATTCTGCTGAAAGTATGGCTCGATCTCGCCAGAAATCCGGTCAACGTCCTGCTCGTTGCCGATCTCCCGGATTTTGCCGACCATGCCGACAAGGAAATTCTCTTCGTCCGGACTGATCTTCGACTCGCCTGTCTTCTGGCCGATGATCTGGATCTGCTCAAATGGATCAACGTGCATCGTGACGCCATCCTGTAGAATAGCGTTGCCCTTGCCGTCGAATCCCTTATGAACCAGCTTGTCCGGCACTCCGTTCTTCTCGATCACCACCTCATCGCCAGGCTTCAGGCTTCCGGCTTGAATATCCTGCGGCGCCTGGATGTCAAATCCCTCACGGTTGAGCTTGTCAAAAACTGGACCGGCCATTAAATCGGGATCGGTTTGCGCCTTCTTGCCGGCAACCTCTTCCATGTAGGCGAACACGGCGGCCTGCCGGTCGGTCAATGGCTTTCCGTCGCGCACTTTTCGCACCGTTGCGGCAATGATCGACTTGTCCAATTTCAGGCTGGTGCCGTACTTTTTATTGTAGGCTGTGACGGTATCCTGCTTGTACCAGTCGGGATGGGTGGATGCCCTCGGTGTGGTTTCGCCTTCACGATTCTGATAGGATTTGCTGACTTCTCCCTGTCGCACCTCATTGAGCATTTTATCGAAGGCGGGCAGGAGATGGTCGACCGGAGAGGGGGCATTACCATCATTCGGCGGCAACCGCATGAAAGCATCCTCGGCCTGTCCTCGTCGCGCAAGGGTGGCTTCCTGCACCTGCGGGTCGGTATAAGTCGTTCCGGTGAATGCTGAGGCATCTTCAGCCCTCATCAGCCCCTTTTCGATGTCGGTGACGGGCGCATTGGCGAGAGTATCAACTGTCTCCTCCGGGGTTGACCTCCTGTTTTCCTCGAAGGATGCCATATTGCCGGCTACCGGATCAATCTGGCCTGGAAGCGCAGTACCGCCCATCAACATATCAGCCGCCGCCTGCAGGGGGCCTGCCGGGGGGGTGTCAATCAACGGGGGAATGGACGGGAAAATCGGAACCACGCCTTCGCCCCGATCTCTTTCCCGACCCATGACAATCTTGGCCTGTTCAGCATTGATGCCGAGCGCCGCCGTCCTGGTCATCGGGCCGGACTCTCCGGACGCCAGCAGGATATCCTTGGCCCTATTCAGGTCATCGTTGCGGTCGGCAATCACAATATCGATGTCATCGGCGGTGACGCCCATTTCCGCCAGCCGCTGCGGGTCTTGCCGTGCTGCCATCAGATCATCAGTCGGCAGGTTGGCCTGCTTGATTGCGAGGGCTGCCTGATTCCTGGCGAGATTCGCCGCGGTATCCCGGCCAGCCTCTTCAGATTTTCCGAACGCCTTGACCGCCTTGCCGGCGACATACCCACCGCCACCCATTGCGCCAGTGAGAGTAAGGACAGAGGGGGCGACTTCCTGTAGGGCCTTGCCGGCGCTCTCCATGTTCCAGTCCATCTTTTCGCCATCGCCAAGCCCCATCTCATGCTCGGCAATGTTCTGGCCGATCTGGGTAATGGTCTCGGTTGACAGCTCGCCGCCGAGAGAAGAAACAATACCGGCGATTATCTTGCTGGTTGCACCCTTCGCGGCCCCGCTGAATATCTTGCCGATACCGGAGAGGGAAAGGGCTGTGCCGACTGCTTCCGGGCCAGCCTCCCACAGCGCATGGTTGTTCCGGATCTCTTCCGTCTTATCAAGAAGTTCTTGCCGTTGCGCGTCGGTCAGCTTGCCGACGGTCTTCTCGGTTGAATCGATGAGTTGCCGGGTGATCGCCGTCTTGTCCATCTTGTAGGCGGCAGTCCCGGCCCCGGCCATTGCGCCACCAGCGGTCCCCCACGGACCAAGACCTGCCACTGTGCCAGCGCCTGCGCCTGCCAGACCTGCTCCCATCGCCGCCAAGGAAAAACCAGTGCTTTGGCTGGTGTCCTGGACATCCCCCCTGGTCAATGCCCCATTTTCTGACAGAAACTCAGGGAGAGGAATGATCTTGCTGGCCCGCTCCTGTGGTGTGGTTTCGGCGGCCCGTTGCGCGGTCCTGGCCGTGGCCTCCTGCTGCCAGGTGTCGGCAAAGTTGGTCTTGGCGTAGGGGTCATCGCCTTCCAGTAATTGCCCGACAGCCCCCTTGGTCTGGATGGGGATGTCGTAGACCATCTTGCCGAGATCTTTGATGCCGCCGATGAGGTCATAACCAGGCTCCTGCCCGTCGCTCATCAGTTTGGCGGCAGGGTTGGTGGCTGCGTCCATATCCCGGTACTTCTTCAGGGGGTTGACGGTCTGCTCGGCTGCGTCCATGTCTCGGTATTTCTGGAGCGGGTTTACTGACATCAAATCACCTTATAGATGAACGAGTATTTTACAGCTTGACCGGTGTGTGAAATAGCCCATATCATATCACAAATAAATCACCATAACAATGATTTACAGTAAGATTACTGACCAAAAATATAGGCGAAGTCCGGAAACATCTCAATGAAATGTTCTTTCGTGGCGCTCCCCTTTCTGACCTCTTCAAGCGCCGCTGCCGCGCCTTTACTCAACGGTTTCTCTCCGGTGTCGGCGGGCCTACCCGTGGCTGTATCGTACGTCCTGGTGCCTATCTGGTTGCCGTCAAGATCATAGACTGGCTTGTCCTTGTACCTCCCGACCTTCATCTCGGCTGTCTTTCCGAAAATATCATTCACCCGATTGGCACCCTCGATCTGTTCTGGTGTTGAATTGCCATCAGCAAGGAGTTTCTGTGCGTTGAACAGCATGGCTGCCTGCTCCTGCTCCTGATCTGCTGCGCCGAGACTGGCTTGGCCGAGCTTCTGCCTTATCCCAAGCATCCCGGATTCGCTCTCCGCGCTGGCGTTGGCGTTTGCCGCCTGCGCCTGGTCAAGAGGTATCTGCCCGTTCAAGGCACGGTAGGCGCTGACCTCCTGTGCGTATGCTTCTGACGCTGCCCGCTGTGCTTCAGGTGATTCCCAGTTGCCGGTGCGGGTGGTCGGCTGCGGCGCCGTGGGGAAAGGAACGTAGGTTTTCACTCCCCCGCCAGGACCACCATATGTCGTTGAGACGTTGCCGTTCATGACCTCCATCCTGGATGGATTTTCGGCGAGCAGGGTTTGCTCTGTCGTGGCAGGCTGAGCCAGTTCCGCGGCGCTGTTCTTGGCCGTTCCGGGGGCGTATCCTGGCTTGTTCGCTCTCAGCCATTCCTGGCTATTCTTTATTGACCTCTCTGGGTCTCCGATGATAGGGGCTGGTCGGGGTAAGCCGAGTATTGGATTTGCCTGTTTCCGGCTGTCGTTCATCAGAACGTCACTCGTGGGAATTGTGTTATTGGTCTGCTGGCCTCTCTGTTTCTCCCTTGCCATCTCGCCTGGATCCGCTGCAAGGGCTTGACCGGCAAGGTTCCGCCCGGGTGACTGTTTGTTGTCGCTGAATAGGCTCTGCGTTGCTGGGTCCATGACGAACGGCTCGGTATTCGCTGGCTGGCCTGTGAATCCCCGATAGATATTATCGCTCACCCTCATTGCTGCCCGGGGGATAAGATTTACGGCATCGGCGGCGGTCCCTGCTGTGAATTTCGCCCCGGTCTTTAATAGTTGCGCGGCAGGTTCAGCGACCTGTCTCGCACCCTGCCCAACCCATCCGGCTGCATTGTCCCCGGAGAACCCGCCATCATTTGCACTGGCCGGCCTGCTTCTGGCCTTCATCTCAGCAGCTGAAGGGTATTCCCCGGTTTTCCTTTTCTGTTGCAACTGTGCACTGTTTGAGAATAAGCTCCTGGTCGCTTGCCCTGCCGCATTGGATATATTCTCCGATGACAGGGCGCTCTCGCTGATAGGGCGGCCGTTGAACTTCAGTTCATATTTCTCAGAGGTCAATCGGTTGGCAATCTTCTTCTTCTCTTCAGGTGTCATGTTATTCTCCGTTGCAACAATTACGTTCGGTGGTGCTGTGGCTTACGCTGTATTGATCAGATACCGATGTGCCGTAGGATTTACTCTTGCCGCTGCTGTCGCTTCGACTCTGGCTGTACCCAAGGTTCGCGCCGGCGCTGACGCTGGACAATGCCGCGGCGGAAAGCTGACTGGCAATCTGTGCTTTGGCCTTGATGAGTTCCGCGTTGATCTCAGCCTGTGCGACCTCAATCCTCGCCAGCATGTCACCGTATCTCAGCTGGATTTCCGAGTTGGCTATGGCGGCTGCTGTCTCCGCTTTGTAGCTGTCGGTCAAGGCGGTGACGATTGACGAGAATTTCTTAATTTCCCCATCGAAGACCTGCAACTTCAAGCCTTCCGCCTTGGCCTGGATTTCCGCCTGACTGACGTTTGCTGAAATATCAGTCTTGTACTTCTCGAGTTCGGCCATGAAGATATTGACTTCACCCTGGCTCTTTTTCACTTTGGCATCGAGGACAGACACGTCAATCTCTGAACGGGTTTTGTAGGCCTCAACCACCTTGCCGTACCCCTCGACCTGGTAGGAATACATCTTGGCTTTCTCGGACTCGCCGGCTATCTGGGCCTGATAGAGATTGTATTCACTCGTCACACCTTCGACCTGCGCCTTGTACGCCTCGACGTATGCCCGGAACTGCTCGACCCTGATCCCGTTGATCTCGGAGATGACCTTCTGACCTTCGACCTTGGCGAGATAGATTTTCGACATCGTGTCGATTGCGGCCAGCTGCTTCCCGTACAACTCAACGGTCAGGGCCTGCATCTCGACGGAGAGTTTCCTCCCCTCGATGGTTGCCTTATACAGTTCTGCCTTGGCGATCTCGGCCTGCAGTCTGGCCTTGAAAATCTCCGCTTCGGTCTTGTACCCTTCCAGCCGCGCCGAGAACGCTTTTACCCGGATATCGTATTCCTGAATGAGGAATTCAAGAGTTACCTTGGATGCATCGAAGGCCCGCTGCTGGACGTTGTTGAACAGCGTCATGTATGACTGCTCAAGCGCCAGGCCCTTCTCGATGATGAACGTCGAATACTGGTAGGCGAGGTCGGCGGACTTGACCATAATGTCCCTGGTCAGATCCTCCCTGACAAACGCGCTCTGAAGTTGCGCCTCGCTCAGCCTCGCAACCAATGCTCCCTGCGGAAGCCGTGAACCCCTGGAGGCGAAGTCGTTCAGGGCGAGCAATTCGTTTTTCTGCAATTCCGCGTCAAGCCGGGTAATCGCCCGGGCATAGATAGCTTGCTCGACCTCCGGCAACATTCCCTGGCCGCCGTTGAGAATCCCGTCCTCAATCTTCAGCCTCAGCATCCGGTTGAAATCGGTATCGTAGGCCGCCTCATTCCAGACATAGACCAGATCGGGAGGTGTCAGGTCTGCTGTCGGGAAGATGGCGGCAAACTCCGGCAGAGCGAAGACAGGCTCATCCGGTGGTAGAATTTCCCTGAGAACCGGAAGTGGTGGCGCTGAAGGGATCTCCGCGTCAGAGGGGAGATTGATCGTCAGTTCGGCCGGCGGGGTCTGCGTGAAGGTTGGCGGCAGTGTGGTCGGCGCTGCTGGTATGAAGAAGTTCGGCAGCGGCACATTGAACTCCGGGACACTCAAGGGGATAATGTCGTAATCCTCAAGGACCGGAGCGGCATGAGCAAACGCGACGGGAGTAATGGCAATCGGGGTAATCGTCGGACTGACCGGAGTCGTCGGCACCAGTCCAGAGATGCCGGCAGGCGAACCAATAGCAATCGGAGAAGGCGGACCCCACCCGAAAGAGATATTCGACCCTGTATCGCTACTCCCAAGATAACTCAGTGCCGTGCTGAAGGTCTGGTTCGCGTAGTCCTGCGACAAGGCAAACCTGCCAGCCACCAGGCTGTGCGTGACCTCTGTAGTCAACGGGTCTTCTGTTACGTAGTCGTCTGCTGGATATCCTAATCCTGCCATATTATGCCTCTATCTCGTATTTTATTAAGCCGAGGAAAATCTCGCCTCTAAACAGGACTGTATCGTCTATCCCCTCTACATTGGGGATGATGTGTGTGTATGCGTCGTCGTTGACCTCAGCGTAAAACCGTACTGGGGTAGCGATGGTCCCGCCAGAATTAGGACCAACATAGTTGTACTCAAGCCAGCCTTCAGGACTATCAAACTCAGCAAGAACAGCGGACATCATGCCTGTCACGCTTGCTATGCTGTCCGTGTTGTAATATTTGACTTGATTATCAAAACCCTGAGAGTAATATGGGTACTGCTCCGTCGTCGGGCCTCTCAGGAAAAATATGTCATCATCCACCCGGAAGCAGTAACTGTACGAATGCTTGGTGGTATATACGTCCTCTCCAACATTAGCTGTAAAGACACATCCACCAGATACCGAGGCTGTATGTGTATGAGTTTCTGTTGCTTCCGCAATGGAATAGCACGAGGCCACGTTATCAACATTATCCCTTTCTACCCGTATCGACCGCCCATCATCTCCCAAAAGACCAATGCCTCTGGTGAATGATGTAATCTCGGAGTTAGCAACACCGGGATAAGAAGATCCCCATGCTACAAGGTCTTTCGCTTGGGTATAATCAGCCATAGCGAAACCTATTGCTGTCTCGCAATCACCCCACACATCGGAACAGCCCCCGGCATGGACAGAGGTCGTAGTCCCACTCTCAGAAGACTCTGAATTGGGCAGAGCCGCAACCTGGCCGAACACCTCAAACTCTTGATGGTGCTCCTTCGTGAATGAGTGCTGTGGAGGGGCCATTGAGTAACACGCCTTGAACCCTGGCCCTCCAATGTATTCATACCCACCCTCGCAACAGGTGCCGCTGAACACGTAGTACGCTTGCTTCTCGCTAAAAGAAAGCTCCCTATAATATGGCTCGTTGGCATCTACATAATATTTCCACTCGATCTCTGCGGCTGATGGTCTGCCCCCAGTTTGTGCGACGAAATACAGTTCAGGCAGGTCAATGCCATCCTCTATCAGGGTTATGCCGATTGAGATAAATTGTTTGTCGAGGTCGGTCTCAATATTGTCGTCAAGTGCTTCAGCAGGAATTTCAAAAGTGTTGGGGAAATGGTAGTACGGAGGTTCAAACGTACCTGAGAGACACGCGACCCAATGGGTATTGTCGATGCTCCTGAATACCGGGACAATCTGTTCAACCTCGTCAACGCCCTTTTTCGGCACAGGAGGAATTTCACCTCCAAGTTGCGCTATCGGTGAGACGATATGAATATCCTCCTTGCCATGCACAACCTTGAACATCGCTACCGAGCCGTCGTCAAAATATTTGATACCTGAGATGATTGGCAGATTGTTGACGTTGATCCGCTTCAACTGTCCCATGTGCGCCCGCGCTTCGTGAAAATGCGAATGCGCCCGCTGGTGATCGCCGGTCAGGGCGTACTGGGTGCCATCATGGGTAAAGGTCTTCGTCGGGACGTTCTGCTCCCGTTCAGCCTTACCCCTTATTTCATCCCAGTTGGTATTCACAGGCCGAGCCTGCGGTTGACTGGAACGAAGATCCCGTCGAGGAAGTCTATGGAGAAGTCAGCACCGGCAACATTGGCGACGGTGATGCCCCAATACTCGCCTTTCTGCTTGCTGCTTATGGGCACTTCAAAGGTATGCTGGAGCAATGTTGTATCTCTGGGTGTCGCAGTATAGGTCATAGTCGGAACGTACGCCTTGGGGGTATCCACCTTGATTGTCATGCTTCCGGTAAATTCCCCGCCAAGATACAGGCGCCTGCCTTGCTTCACATGGTCATCGCCCAGCTGGGACGGCCCCAGTTCAAACCAAGCCGAGATATTCCTCTCATCCGAGGTCGTGGTGAAGACATCCTTCAGTCCGCCGTCAAGCCGGAATATCCCGTCCGGGCTTGCGCCTATCGGGATGCCGCCGAACATGCAAAACGAGACGAAGGCGGTCGGATAGCCGTACTGGGTCACTCCGTTGTTACGCAGGTTTATCCTAACCGTTGTCATAACCCCTCCTGTGCCGGATTATCTCATCGCTCGCAGTGGTAATATCCGTGTTGATATCGACGCCGATGAACATCGCGCCGACCGTCGGGGGGGTGTTGCCGCTGAAGGCCATGCCGGTATCAAGCCCGATGACGAACGCGCCCTCCATTGCAGAAGTCAACCCGGAGAACGAAAGCTCGCTGATAAGGAAATCGAACGAGCCATCCATCGCAGGAGTCGTCCCAGAGAAAGATCCATACTGCTCCATCTCGCCAGTGAACGCGCCTTCCATTGCCGGAGACTTGCCGGCGAAGTCCATCGCCTGTTCAATATCAAAACTGCCGGACATTGCCGGGGTCTTTCCGCTGAACGATCCCCAGTTTTCCTCTTCAAATTCAAACGCTCCCTGCATAACTGGAGTCTTTCCGGAAAATTCAGCGCCGAACTCAAACGTTCCTTGCATGACAGGGGTATTGCCCATGAAGTCGGCATACTGTATTTCCTCAAGGACGAATACGCCCGTGGACGCAGGCGTTTCTCCTGAGATTTCCATACCGAACTCGAAAGCACCCGTCGAGGCAGGAGTCTCCCCGGCGAAGTCGTGCGGATAGACAAACGACCAATCCCCCTGCATCTGCGCTGTGTTGCCGGAAAAATCAATCAGGCCATAAACGTCAGGGACTGGCACTTGCCCGGTAATCCGCATCTGCCCCGAAGTCGGCATTACCGTTAATGGAGTCGTCGGGGTGCCGGTTGTAATGGCAAGTTCCCCTGAAGATGGGTAAACGGCTACCCCTGTCGTCGCTACAGGAGTCCCGGCTGTAATGGCAAGTGCTTTGGTCGAAGGAGCAGCGCCGGTAGCAGGAAACGAACCGGCCAGGGTCAATGCCCCAGATGGAGGTTCAATACTATTAGGTGGCAAACTGGCTGTTTCCCCTGCCGTACTAAACGCCACCCAGTCTATATATTGTGTAGATATGGAATACTTACCAAGTCCAGCCCAACCAGCAGCAGAGATGGCAGTATCTGTTGTCTCAATATCCCAAGAAGCAGGCTCAGAATCACCGTCAGCCCACACCTTCAGTTTCAGATCACTTCCATTAACTCTAAATCTTGCCAGGTACGCGGTGCCTACTGTTATGGTCTTTGCTATGGAACTAATGGTTGTTGACGTGGCACTGACATATTTCTGGATGCCTATCACATCTCCGAGGGGATGGAGAAACGCGAAATACCCAGTCCTGGCAGCAGTCAGCCCAGATGCCCTGACAAACACCCTGCAAAGATGGTCGGCATCAGTATCAGGAATAAATTTGACAAGAGCCTCAACATCGGTAGAGGCATCAAGAGAGTTCCATGACAGTAAGTAATACCCAGATACAGCACTAAGCTGCCTGAGTTTCTTCCCACCCAGCATAGAAGCGTCATCAACAATCGTTGACGTTCCGTCTGTTGTTTCCCATCTCTCAGTCCAGTCACTCGGCTGAGAGGCAGTAGAGTATTCAGAAAAGTCCGTGAAAAATATTGCCACGGCTACTCCTTACGCCAGTTGGAAAATTCCAGTTGCGGGCAACGTGATCAAGAATACCTGGCCACTGGTAACACTGTGATCTGCCGGGGCAGTATCGAGAAGGCTGTAGCAGATCAGGGTTTTATTCGCGTCGGTGTTGTCATAAAACACCGCATATCGAGCGGCAATCCCTGAAGCCCCTGCGGTCCATGCCGGGTCGTCGCAATCCCACGTAACAGTTCCTGCTGCATTGGTGAACGCCTCATTGGTAACAGCAAGACCGCCAGCCGTGTACCCATCGCCAGTGATCTCGTTGGCCGAGATGTCAGCCCAGTTCGCATGTGCTGCTAGGTCAGGGGTCCATGTTGAGGCAATGAGAGCACACTTGATATCGTCGCTGTCGAGGTCAATGAGTTTCTGCCCCAACCTCGCTTTAAATGTGTGGAATACTGCAAATTGAGAAGCAGCCATGATTACACCCCATACTGATACGGGAAGGTGAACGAACCGGAGTTGAGGTAATAGACTTTCCCAAGCTGAATGGCAGTCGTAGCAACCAAAGCGTCAACGCCGGAAGTCGTACCGACCGACATGTCAATGCGCGGGAGTGTCGTTGAAAGAAGGCCATTGTCCGTGGGATTGGCGCAAATTCGAATCCATCCAGCCGTACCGTTGGCAAGCCCTGTACCCTTGGGAGTCTCTGCTGCGGCGGTTGCGATGACACCACCTGAGCTAACGTCAAAGTTCAACCCGTTTGCAGCGGCCCCGTGAGCGAATGCCTCGCCATTATTGGTATATTCGGCCAGTAAAGTAGCGGTCCCGACTGCGGCATCAGCATTGGCAGGCTGCGAACCGGAATACTCGCGGATGACGCAGTTCCGCATGACATCCCGAAGTTGCCCACCTGTCGCTGCGGCAAGGGCGAAGATCGTTCCAGCTGCCTCGGTGGTTGGCGCGGGGGTTACGGTAGCGGCCCCGGCAACGATAGCCGTGACGGTGAACGTGGCATTGTTATTCGCCGTGCCAAACGCCCGAACCTTATCGCCAACCAGAAAACCAGCGGTCAACAGGCCATTACCTGCGTGTCTGATCTCGCCAGTGGCATTGTCAAAACTGATGTTGTTCCCTGCCAGGGCGGCATGAACGAGCGCCCTATCAGAACCATACATTTTGTCGCGTAAACCTGTGCTGAAACGAATAGCCATGGTACGTCTCCTTTATTTGATGAACTGCGCGAGTAAGGTTGATCCATCAATGAGGATCGCACCTGATGTGTAAGGGGGAACGAGGTCAATCTTGTCCTCGGTGATATTCGCGACGTTGCCGGCAGAATCGCCGAACATAACGCCTTCGTTGGTGAGCCAAAAGGCAACTTCGGTCTTGCCGCCAGCCTGCCAGACATAGCTTCCGCTCTGGTCCATGGACATTGCCCCGACTGCGGGCTTGCTTGACCAGGGCAGGGCCGGGTGATTATCAACCACTTTCCAATCTGGTTTCAACTGATCGCCTGAAACAAACCATGTCAACTCGGACTCGGAGATATAGATCCCGCCTGCGACCGGGCGAACCATCGTCACGGCGGATTCAAGGGAGAGATATCCATCTGCCGGGGCGAACAGGTCAGGTCCGTATGCCTCAGAATACCTGACCACCTTCCGGTCTTCGGCTATGCCAGCCACGTACATTCTCCCGTTCCAATATCCTAGGATGTTCCCGGCTGGCGGGTCTTCGTAGATCCTCGTCTGGTTGTTGGAGTAAACCGTTGCCGCCTTCACCCAAGGCTGATTAACCCCACCCACGATCTTGCCTTTCTGGATGCCATTCGACCAATATCCAACCCCATCCACCACCTCGCAACAGACCGGGGCAGGCGTGACGGTAGCAATCTGCACATACCCGGTGAATCCAGGTTTGAGCAGCCACAGTCCGTCATCGATCACGAACAGGCAGTACGGGCCGACCTGATAGATCGAATGGGCATTTTCCGGGACGCGCTTGGTTATTCCCCGGCGCCGCATGATCATGTTGCCATCGGTGATATCGACGTTCATGCAGGCGGCGAGATCGACCAGTCCGATCTGCCCGGGAAACCCGCCTTGCCCTTTGAAGTACGGGGAGCGTGACGGGTCTGGTTGTGTTCGTAGCCCGGAAGAACCTTTGAGTATGGAGAGTTTCATTCCATCACCACCTGAACTCAACAACCGGGGGTTCTGGCATCGGCGTTGCGCGTCCGAAGCCCTTTGACATCTTGTCAATAGCATCCTCATGCCTACCAAGGTGATAATTGGTATTGACCATTTGCCCTTCAATGCCATCCTCGATCCGCGAGTATGCCGCATTGCAGACATAGCCGACCAACGCCTGGTCAAGCATCTCGGCCATTTCTGTACTACCGCCAAGGCCATCCGGATAACTGGCGGTAGTGTCGGCCAGCGCCGTAGGTTTGCGGTAGAAACGGAGAGATATCGCGGTCACAACAGCCGGTACCCGCTGGTAAAATAGCGACCCGGCATTAACGGAGACGCCAAGGACTGATCCGGCGTCGTTGTTGAGATTAAAACCTTCATCGCGCATTATGCCGATGCTTGGGTAGATTCTCACCGGCGCCCCGTTGATAGATGCCTGATACAGGGTCCGGTGATAGGTTTCCGGTAGTGTTACGATATGGTTACCAAGAACGGTGTTAATGGAAGCGGACCCGTCCGCCAGGCCAGGCAGGAGCACCCGGCCGGCAACCGCCATCAACCCCCGGTTCAACCGGGCCAAGAACCATGCCCTTGTGAATCGCGGATCTGAGACGATATCATCTATATCGTCGATCAACTCCGTGCCGTTCATCGCAGTGCTTCCTCGATCTCGGCAGCGGTCACCTTGACGCCTGCCAGCTCACTCACCGCGTCGACTTTTGGGACGCCATTGAGGACGCTGACCAGGGCCTTGCCGCCGGGGGTGACGCTCTCGCCGGTTGCCTTCAGGTCGAGCACTGCCTTGACCGCGGTCAGAACTACCTTCGTCCGCTCGAGATGCTGGGCCGGATCCGGATCAGGCGCCGGAGCAGGTGGACCAGCGGGCGGGGCTTCAGGTGCTTCAGGTGCTTCAGGTGCTTCAGGTGCGGGCGGCGCGGGCGGCGCTTCAGGTGCAGGCGGCGGCAGATTGGCCTTCACCTCAGCCATGGCAGCCTCGTACAATTCTTTCGACAGCAGTCCACTGCGCAGGGCGTCCGGGATCATGGGATCGAGAACCTCCTGCCAGTCGCTTCCGACGATGACCACATGGCCGCTGGTTGATGCCAAGCGCACAGGGGCCTGGCCTTTACGTGTTTTGAATAATTCCGGCATAGCGTTCCTCTTGAATGTATTGGCCAGGCCCCCGACTGGAGGCCCGACCGGTTAATGGTTCAGCTGCTCCTTAACCCTGGGTCGTATAGCTGCTACCCAGTCGTGCATACTCGACCACCAGATAGCCAGACCCCTGAGTCAAGGGACCAGAAGGCGTGATGGCGATCATCTGCTTGGTACCGATAGGGCAACCGGCATTGAGCCAGTCCGCATCGAGAGCGGTTTTGGCCAACGCGGTAGCATCAGTCGCGGCGAGATAGACATCGGCCGATGCCGCATTGCCTACCGCAAGCGTCGACAGGGCATCGAATGCGCTCTCGATGACCAGGAAACCACCCAGCGGGATAGCGTCCCCGGGGACCTCGATGCAGGGCACGGCGCCGGCGACGAGAAAATCGTTGAAATCGAACTTGGCGATGCGGATACAGGGGTTGCTAACGCCCTCGCTTCGTACTTTCAGGCTTGCTTTCATGGGATAACTCCTTGTGAAATAGTTGATGAACCTGGTGCGGCAGCGAGCCGATCAAGCATCAGCCCGCTGCCATGGTGCGACCGGGGTCGCGCTTATTTGATATAGAAGTCCAGTGCGATGACGCCGAAATCCTCGTCTGCGTTCTGGGTGTACTGATTGTCGAAGCGGGCTTTGCGGAAGCCGATGAACTTGTCGGTGGAGATGCCCTGCACGGACCCGTACTGGAACTCTTTCTCGACCCAGTCAGGGGCGCCGACATCGACCATGCCGAGGGCCTGGGCGCCGAGGAACAAGGATCTGGTGCCGTTGATGTTGCCGCCAATTCCCCACTTGGAACCGAGAGGAGCGCCCTTGGTGTTGAAGCATTTCTCGTGCTCCATGATGACGATGCCGTCGACGGTGGTGATGGCCCCGGTGAAGAAGGGGTTCTGCTCACTACCGCGGGCGCCGGCCTGGGTGACGGCGGCCAGGAAGTCGGTGTCGCGCTTCAGGGCTGCCAGGTTGCGCGGGTCGGTGACCCAGAGGTAGTACTCCTTGCCGCCCATGCGGATGGGCTTCATGTGGCTGGTCTTGGCATAGGCCTTGATGTCGACCAGTGCCCCGTACTTCGGCACACAGGTAGAGGCTATTGCGCCGGTGTTGCCAGCCTGCAGGTCGGTGCCGTCGAAATAGAAATGGCGGCCGGCCGAGGGCGCGGTGATGTCTGCCGCAAAGGACAGCTCGTTCCAGGGATTGTCCTCGGCCTCCTTGACGCTATAGAGAGAGCCGTCCAGGTTGTAGTCGAGAGAGATGCCCGAGAGGGTCAGGAAGGCCATGATGTCCACGGCGTCGGCCAGCCAGTACTTCAGGCGGTCGCGGCCGGTCTCGCGGAAATTGATGACCGACTGCTGGTCAGACAACTTGCCCTTGTTCTTCACCTGATGGGAGATGAGCCCCATGTTGATGTCGATATCGTAGTTCTGCAGGGCCTCTTCACGGCCTTCCCGCTCGTTATCGTTGGCGACACCACGCTTGCGCAGCTCGGCGACCAGCTGCATGATGGCCCTGGTGCCTTTCTCGGTCTTGGTCAGCTTTTTGATATGCTGAATCGCGGCGTTGGTGTTGTCCGCCATGAGCTTGGAAACAAAGGACTCCGAGCGCATGTAGGACCAGATGTCCGCCATCCAGTAGGTTTTTTCTTCGGAAGTCAGGCCGGCGAAATTCGTTGCATTCATGTCGATCTCCTTGTGAAATTAGAAAAACGTAGGAACTTCAGTTTTTTCCATCACAGTTGACGGTCGTGTTGGGGACCTGGATCGACATTTAACGCCAGTCGGGGGCTGGATCTGTGGATGCCTTTAATGACCGGCGCCACGATTGGTCACACTCCACTCCCGGTCAGGCTGCAACCGGGAGGTTCTGGGGTCGACTAAACGAAATCGCCCCGGGCCTTGCGCTTCTCTTTCTCGGACATGGACTTGCGTTCCACCTCTGTCAGGGTCAGCGCATTGGGTTTGGCTGTCGGGGTTGCCCGTGCCGATCGCCCCGAATTAACGGGAGACGGTTGCTGGGCAGCGGCCTTGCCGCCGGCAACCACCGTCTTCTTCCGTTGCTCTTCCTTGATGGCGTCGACCTTGGCCTTATCGGCATCAATCTTGGCCTGATCGGCAGCAGCCTTGTCCTTCTCTTCCTGGGTTTGCTCGACAACAGCCGGCTTCTTCTCACCGAAGAACCGCTTGCTGACTGCCGCCAGGGCCTTGTCGAGGCTGTAGCCTTTGGCCAGGAGCGCATTCTTGGCGCCATCGAAAATGTCGACGTTGTCCTGGTCGGCAAAGAAATCCTTCTGCTCAGTGAGCAGCTCATTGACGATCACCTGTGCCCTGCCCCTCGACTCCCGCCGCTCCACGATAGTGATGAGCTTGGCCTCGGCCTGCATGTCCTTGAAGTTGTCAATCTCCTTCATGACCTTGGTGGCCTCTTCGGTCTCGCCGTCTGACACCAGGTCGGCGTATTCCTTGTACTTGGCATCCAGGTTGAAGGCCGGCAGCGCTGGCACTACAGGTGCAGCAGCTGCCGGGGCAGCCTTGAGCCTGGCGATCTCGTCTTTGAGCGCCTGGTTCTCTGCCACCTTGTCGGCCAGTCGGCCATACGGCACGTCCTTGGGAGTCTTCTTGCCCTCGCCATCAGCGCCTGGAGCCGCGGCAGGATCGAGCTCGAGCTCACCCTCACCCTCGCCATCACCAGCGACCGCGTCGCCACCAGCGCCGTCAGTGTGCACCTCGTCTTCGTCGGTCTCGACCGGGGGCTTGTCCTCATCCAGTACCACCTCAACCGGGGCATCGAGGGTATCCGGCGAAGGCATGTCACCACGCTTCATCGCCAGCTCCTCAGGCACATCGCGCTGCAGTACGTCAGGGGTCAAAACGAACATCTCATCATCGTCAATCAGGGATCCATCCGGCATAGCTAAACTCCTGTTATGGGTTAATCGATCACCTGTGTCTCAATCCCCTGGTTCACGCCATCCAATGGGGAAGGCGGTCCCGAGGGCGGCACGGGGGTTAATGGGTTGGTGTTGGTCGGGAAGTCGACAGGCCTTTCCCCGGTCTCGCGATAAACGCTCTGTGCATCCTCAGGGAACGAGGGCAGCAGGGGCGGTGCATCCATGTCAACAGCTCCGGCCGAACGCATCAGCACATCAGCCAGTGGCGCCGTGCTCGGGTTCGTGGCGATGACGCCGGCTGTCTGCAATGAGGTGTATTGGTACTCAGACCGGACGCCGACGGTTTCGGCCTGAACCTTCTCGGCCTGCGCTTCCTTGAGCGCCCTTTCTGCTTCGACCAGAGGATCGGCAGCCCTTGAGGCCTCGAGCTCCTCGAGTTCCTTGGCAAGCTGATGCTTCTTGGCATACGAGCTGGCCAGGACGATGTGGCGATCCGGGATGGCGACGCCCTCTTTCTTCATCTCCATGACCTGGTTGAACTGGCTCTCCTCGAAGGTGGCATGGGTCGGGGTGTCGGTGATGACCACGTCGTATTTGCCGATCGTCACGTCGTTCAGGACGCCATCGACCGTCACTTCGTTGATCACCAGCTCCTCCTGGGTCTCGCCGGTGTCCCTGTCGACAATGCGGAAGACTCGCTCGGAGGTGTAAAACTGCTGGATCAACTCGACTATTTTCCCAGCTGCCATCCGCCTGGTGAACTCGAGGTTATCGAGCGGCCGGCCGAGCTGGATCTGTCCCATGTATTGCTTGGACTGGATCGCCTTGCCCGACACCTCGTTGCTATTGAGGCCCTGGACCGCATCGCTCATGCCCGAGATCGTCTTGATGCTCTGCTCTGCCCGGTCTACGAGCCTGTCGGCGCCATGCGGGGCCTGGTTGGCCTGCCGCTTGGTCGGCTTACTGCCATCGACGGCCGCCTTGTAAACAAGCACCAGGCCATTCTTGCCGCCGTTCTTCTTCAGGTCCTCCGGAGTCATGTTGATCAGGGACCCATCAGGCACATCCCAGCCGCTATTGCTCGATGAGCCAAGGATCTCCAGGTAATTTGTGATGCTCTTGTTCTCGAGCTCCTGGGGAGATCTGAGATTGTCGACCATGCCCCTGGTCCTGCCGCGTCGGAAGTAAGCGAAATAGGGCCGGACGGTATAGCTCTTGTATGGGGACCAGTCGTCGTGCAGCACGATAGCGCCACAGGTCACGGTCCAGCGGATCCTCTTGTACTTCGACACGGAGAAGAAGCCTGCATCATCCTCCTCAGCCCGGGCCATCTCTCTCTCGTCCATCAGGTCCACCGGGGTGATGTCGCCGGTGAAGCTGATATGGACCTTGCCCCTGATCAGGCGCCGCTGTTGCCGATCGATGATCAGATAGAGCCTGGTGCTCTTGTCGTCCTTTGCCTGCGTGACCCAGCCGTCAAAGCCGCTACCATCGCTGTCCTCGTTGAAGTGGGGCCTGGAAAGAAAGCTGTCACCCTCGGCGAAGTAGGCGTCGGCCTGCTGTTCCACCTTTGCCGCCATGTCCTCGCCGTAGTTCTGCTCGATGTCGTCGCGGCTGTACCAGCGGTTGACAGTCCAGTCGGCCCAGTCCTCGGGGTCGTAGCTTCTGGCATCCGGATCAGGCATGCCGTCCAGGGGATCGATAAGCGACAGGCCGATCTCGCCATTGAAGTTCTGGTCGAACTCCATGCGGAAATCGAGGTAGCCACGCTGCTCGATCAGGCCATCCTCGAACACCTGGCTCTCGGTCCACTGGTAATTGATGTTGTCGCAGATCTGGGCCACCAGCTTGGTAAGCAACTGGGCCGACTGCTCATCCGCACCACCACCCCGGGGAAGAAAGGACATGTCGACCCGGCTATGCAACTGCATGCCGGTTGCACTGTTGACCGCCGGCAGGATGTGGTTGAGCTCGATCATCGGTCGCTTGGCGCCGTTCATCTCCTTGCGGTCTGCTTCTTTCCACTGCAGGCCGCCGCCGAGATAGCAATCTTCGTTGTATCTCGCCGTGAGCATGTACTTCCGGTGACCTGTCGAGAGGATGTACTGGTATCTCGCCATATTCTGCCTGGCGAGTTCCTCCTCGGGCACTTCCGGTAGCTTGTCCCCTCTGGCCTTTAGCTTGGTGATGTCTGTCATCAGTTGCTCATGTGCGATGTGGCGGTATTGCCTCCAGCCTCGTCCAGCTTGCGCTTCAGCTTGTCCTGCCAGCTTTCCTTGCGCTCGCGCCTGACAAACCGTGGGAACGTCATGACCATCTTCGGGTGTCTGATGTTGGCCAGGTCATCGAGCATGTCGTCATGCAGCATGACCGGAAACGGGACATACTCATCGTTGATCAGCTCGGTGATCAGGTTGACCCGCTTACCCTCGTAATTCGTTTTCCAGATCGCCCGGGGGAGGATGATCCGACTCTGCTCGAAGATCGGCACCAGCCGGCGGATCCTGTCGTTCTTGGGCGTACTGTCGGAGAGCGGCGTGATCGTGAACCGGTAGTGCATCCTCTCCATCTCGGCCTCTATGTGCTGGATGTCTGCCTGGATGCCGAAATGCTCGTAGCCCACGCCCTCCGGGGTGTATTCCATATGGAGATCCATCAGGGCCTGGGTCCTCTGGGTCAGGTTCAGGCGGTCATGGATGCCATCGAGCAGGTAGTAATTCCGATCAGGCGCCAGGCCGACGACCCACATGACGGTGTAGTCGCTGGCCTTTTTCTTGCTGTTCGCCGGATCCACCAGGATGTAGATGTTCATCTCGCCGAGGTCGGGCTCGGTCTCGTAGTAGCGCAGCCATTCAAGCTTGAAGCCCTGCGCACTGTCGGCCGTTGGGTCCTGAAGCATTTGACAACCAAATACATAAGGTCCCATGTCTCTCCTCTTCTCCATCAGTGACTGCTCACTGAGGAACACCGGCTGCCCGTCGTCTCGGCCATTGTCTGTTGCCGAGTGGATGCGCTGGATCGCCGTGCCTCGATCGATGATGGCCTTGTAGGTGTCGTTGAAGTGATACCGGGTGCCAATCCATCGTCTCCTGCCGCCGTGGGCGCCGAGGTTGTAGCTGATCGCCAGTGACTCCGTCGTCTTCTTGATCTGTTCGGGCGTGGACACCGACTCGAGCGTGACAATGTCGTCGTATATCAGCAGCGAGAAATGGCGGGATGTCGGCTGCCCATCCACTACCCCGTGCGCTTCACAGGTGCATTCCTTGGAATTCTGGGTCCGCTTGACCGTTATCCCCTCATCCGTCCAGCTGTTGCCGATAGCCGGCGCGTCTTTCCTCGGGGTCTCGTAGAGGATCTCGGGAAACAGCCGCTTGAGCTTGCTGTTGGTCTCGAGCTCGAACTTGATCTGTTTGAGAAATCCCCTGCTTATGCTCTTGGTATGACTGAAGATTCCAACCGTGATGTTCGGGTTCTTCAGGATGTCTTGTATCGTCAGGCCAAAGGTGATGATCGTGCTCTTGTAGTGCTCTCTCGCCCAGAGGTCCAAATGCCCATCCGGATTGTTCTGCACCTCGACGCATCGCTCATAGAGCCACTGGCGTCGCATGTCTTCCCGGCCGAGTACAAACGCCAGGAGGTAGAACAGATCATAGAGGCAGAGCCTGCGGGTGGCCTCGTAGATCAGGTCTGTGCTGATCTGTGATGCCTCGTCATCGTAGGCCTGCTGTGATACCTCCAGCTTGCCCCTGGCCCTCTCCCTGCCCTCTGCGATGCACAGCTCGAGGATCTGCCCATAGACGGCAATCTGGTCCTCCATTGCCGGCAGCATGTCACCCCTCGCCGTTCGGGATCATCTCCTTCATCCACGATGGCAGCCGAGTGCCCTTGTACCGGTATTCCTCCTGGTCGTTCTTCTCCGCGTCGCCAGGGGTGTATATCTGCAGCCACTTGCCCAGGTTCTCCAGGGCCCGCAGCTTGTCGTAGTTTTTGATCTTGTGCGTGTACTCGATCTCGATCAGGCCATCGGCGCCCATATGTGAGCTGGCCACCACCTCGATAGAGGCAATGGATGCCGCGGTGTCGTCGTCGAGAGATGCGGGACCCTTGAGCTGGCCCTGATCGGTAAAGATCCTGCGGACATCAGAGAAGCCGACCTTAGCGAACTCGCGCAGGACCCTCTCAACCGTGATATCCAGCTTCTTTTCCGCTTGATCCTTGGCCCGCTCCTTGAGCTCGACCAAGTATGCTTTGACTTGTGGCTTGGCGAAGATCGCGCTGGCCTTGCTCCAGACCGTCGATTCCTTCCATTTCCGGGAGGTCTTGTGACAGGTGCGCAGGGCCTCGGACTGGTTGCCGCCATTGACCAGGTACTCTCGACAGCAGCGCTCCTCGAGGTCCGTCAGCTTGGGCAGTTTCACAGTGGTCTTTTGCTCGTCAGCCATATCACACCATTAAGGAGCGCCGGCGGGACCACCATCACGGCAGCCCCGCCGACTGCGACCATGCAGAAGTGCAAGGGGGGAGCAGCACAACGCATATGTCCATTCAATACTGAGGATAGAGAGAAATTTTCATAGCGGCAAGTTTATTTCCTCGCTGAATCGGCACATTAATAGTAATTAACTATATATAATTTTCGTTGTGTGTATTTTGAACTCAAAAGGGGGTGATGATGGCAGATGAGGCGAGAGGCACAGGGGGTGAACCTATAGAGACGGAGGTGGAATATTACGTCAATGGAAGATGGATCGACTCAGAAGAGAGCATCCCCGGGCCGCCGGCGCCGGGTCCGGATGACAAGGAAGGAGTTCCTGGAGATCAGGCTGGAACTGGGGCTCACCCAACAGGCTATGGCCGATCGCCTGGGGCTCATGTTCCAGGCGAACGTAGGTAAGATAGAGACGACAACCGGGCCCAGCGGGCCTGTATCTGCACATATGCGGACCCTGCTTCGGAATCATAGGGAATATATGCAGAACATGGCCAGGGCCAAAGGGGGAGAGCGATGAGTGAGGAAAAAGGTGTCTTTGAATTCGGCCTGCAATTCCATATGGATGGGCTGAAGATCAGCCAAGATGTGAAGGACAGTGAGGTGGCGGGTGAAATCCATCGCTTATTATCCGAGAGGTTCAAGAGTTTCGACGTCATAGTCGACCTGCGTGAGCTGGCCCGAGCCCAATTAGCCAAATGGTACGGTGAACGGATCGACGAGCTGACCATCAAGGTCTTAACAGGAAGGAGCTGGATAATATGAAGGAAGACAGAGACGAGATAGTGCTGATCCTGGCCCAGGAGCTTGACCTCGAGTCCACGATAGCGCTCCTGGACCACCACTGCGATGCCATTAGGACCGAGAGGCTGCACGTTATCCTCAACGCCGGCGGCGGCCCCCACCCTCCACTGCGCGGGCTGTTCATTCCTTATGACGCTCCAGCATTCCCCGTGGGTTCCTCTTTTATAGGAGTAGACCCTGCCGGTGATAGGATGGATGTCACCCGGGAGCAGATCATCGGCCGGTTTATCCTCGCTGGCATGCCCCTCCTGCTCCTCCTGGCATCCTCCATCCCTTCCCCGGTGATCTCCTGAGGGACCCTGTACGCTACAAATCTGGCAATAAAGAGGCTTAACCGTCCATTCCAACCTTATACGAACCTTACACGAAAGAGGGGAGCACAATGGGAAACATCAAGCGACCAAACAGTTTACAGCTCGGACAAATTACCAATGATATAAATGAGATGTTTAAAGGTATGGGCAAGGCCAACAAAACAGCAAGACAGATAGCTGAAGTTCTTTCCGAGAGACACGGGTTTTATGTATCGGTCAGCACTGTAGACACCATCCTGCATCTCTCAAACATCGAGACAAAGCATGCCCGTAAAAAACTTACCCCTGCTGTCCTGGCAGAACAGCCCCCAGTGACACCCAGGAGGGAACCTCCATCTGCGAATCCCACTCCTATGAACATGGGAACTGCCTCAGTGAATCCCACAACTACGAGGAGGGCCCCCTCGAGTCCACCGCTTTTCCCACCGGGCCGGTAGAGACTATCGACGCCTTCAAGTTTAGCCTGGACAGTGATGCCATCCTTCTGTCCCACCAGGAGAAGCTGAAGGACCCCCAATACCTGCGAAGCCACCTGCAGCTCTTGGCGGACAGCATTGTCTCTACCCTGCTCTCGGCCATTCCTCCTGCTATCGATATCACCCGGCTTGAGGCCCTGGAGGCAGGCTTCGCTGAGACCCAGCAAGCAATGGACAACCACCAGGTCGGTATTTCCAAGGCAATCGACCTGCACACCGAAGGCCTCGGTGATAAGATCAATAGCATCAACAACCGCCTTGAAAGAATTTCTCTCATGAATATCAACGCTCGCCTCGAGAAGCTGGAGATGCTCGAGCAGCAGATCAGCCGGGTCAGCTTCCAGAATGCTCGCCTTGAACACCTGGAGCTCCGGGTCCTCCCCGAGGTGCATGCCAAGGTTGAGGCAGCCGTCGAACGGATCGAGGAGTACATCCCCAAGCCCGCAGCATAACGTCATTACCCCCAGGCGCCCTGGCCATCACCCGGACGCCTGCCTCCCTCCCAAATAATTTCCATACTGAAATCTTTTTTTTATCTATATCTAATTGACATTGCGGCATTAATGAAACAAACGGTTTCATTCCTTGTATTTTCCCCTTGCCATCCCGTCATTGACGGAATATAAGGAAGAAGGATCGAGAATAACAGGAATCAACCTCCAGAGAGGCCACATGAAAAAGTCCATCCGACTCATAATCAACACCCTGGCCGACAACTACAGGTCTTTCGACATTGAGTATCTGGGGGACGGACATGATGCCCATGAATTCAAGACCCATGCCCCGACCGAACGGATGGCCAACAACATCCTTGAGCTTTACCGGGATACCCTCAGCTCCCCGGGCGATGAGGTGGTTATCCTTGAGCCTCGGCACAGGAGCATGGCGACCGCATGACCGCGCTGTCTCTAATAATTCCGTCATTGACGAAAAACTCATTGACGGAAATGGCGGACTATGTTTACCTGCCAATGTCACGCAAAAAACGTGACGCGGGTTTAGCAGCCCGGAATGGTGGGGGACATAGCCGCCTCTTTGTTTTTGGTGGTTTTTTTATGTCCTTAATTCAACTTGCTCCTCTTGGGCGGGTTGAGTGGGAGGCCTCAAGGCCTGCCGGGGTCCACCTCCGGTCTGCTAACCCGCTCAATCTGCCCTTTTTTCGTTTAGCAGCGGGAAAGGGCGAAAGATTTTCTTTCCCCAGGTGGAGCGCAGCTATGCAGAAACAATCCGCAGTAATCCCTTTTTCCTTTCAATCCCACGAAATCAGAACAACCATCGACAAGAATGGAGATCCGTGGTTTGTCGCAGTAGATGTTTGCGACATCCTTGGCCTGAAAAATCCAGCTGAGTCCTTGAAGGCACTGCCTGACGACGAACGGGATAAGAAACTCTTAGGGCGTAAAGTTGGTGAGGCAAACATCATCTCCGAATCCGGCCTCTACCGCCTGATCTTCCGTTCCAATAAACCCGAGGCTGAAGTATTCCGCAAATGGGTATTCTCCGAGGTCCTGCCGGCAATCCGCAAGACCGGCAAGTACCAGGTCGAGCAGGCCATCACCCCCGCACAACAGTGCATGTTGCAGCAGGCCATCAAGAGGCGCTTCCCTTTCGGCGAGGACCTGCCTTATGCCTGGGGGCGATTCAACAATCACTTCCGGCTCGGCTCATACAAGCAGTTGCCGGCGGCGAAGATAGACGAGGCCCTCCGTTACATCGAGACTATTCCGGAAACCGTGTCATCGCATTTCTCCGGCGTGATCAACCGACCGCACCGTCCATCACAGATGCAACTGCCATCCCCACCAGCCCACGACCACCTGGGCAGATTCCAGGCCGTCACCGATGACGGTCGGACCTACCTGGCATTGTCCGAAATCCTGGCCGCGATGGGCAAGAAATACACCTCCTATCGCTTCAAGGTGGCCCAGGCCCACGCCAAGGATCTCGCCATTGTTGTCACCCGCTGCCGGGTTGGGAAAGGGGCGTGGCGCAAGAGGGCTTGTATCCCCGCCGACAAGCTCAACCTGTTCCTGCAGATAAACTACCTGACCGAGCAATTCCCGGCCGCCAGGTCCTTACCTGTGCCAATCTCCAGGCCAACCACTTTTCACTTCGGCGGCTCTCCCTTGCGGGCTTTTTGCGACAACGATGCCCGCCTGTGGTTCTCGGTCACCGATCTGGCCGCATTGCTCGGCCATACCAGCCTTGATCGCCTTGCCGCCCTCTCCTATTGGCGCACCAACGATGTGATGATCGACGGACGGATGGTCTCCTTTATCAGCGAGAGCGACCTCTACCGCTTTCTGGCGAGATCGAAGAACCAGAACAGTTTCGGCATTGAGGAGTGGGTTGCCAGTCAGGTGGCCCCTGCCCTTCGCGCCAGTCTGCCGCAGAGTGAGAACCAGAATGACCTACTGGCACTGGCCGATATCATAAAAGAATCGAAGAATGAGCTACGCCTGGCCATGGAGGATTGCCGCAAGGCAGAGTCCCGGCGCCAGAAGGCATACGACAAGATGCGCGCTGTCCTGCGGGGTATCGACTCTCGCCCGCTGGCGCTGATCGCTTAATGAATCCATCAAAAGGAGGCCACTGTGCCAAGAGCTAATCTGTATCCAGCGTTAGTTGAAAAATTCTGCAGGGGCTGCGGCAAGAGAGCCGAGATTGTGGTCATCAGCAGGAATCAGGGCCGGAATTATTATTTCTGCTGCGACGCCTGCCAGGAAGCGAACGGACCAAAAGGCCCGAAAAAGAGCGGGCGATCAAAGGTCCGGCCGGATGCACCGGTCCTGCAGGCCAACGTCGAACTGCCTGAAGATTTCAAGCATCCCGTCAACAGGGAAAAGCGCGAAGAGGACGAGCAGGTCGAGATGAAACTAAAAAGCTGGGATGAGCGCCGTTTGGAGTTATTCAAGGAGAACATGAGCGATAAAGACGCAATCTACTGGGCGGCATTAAGGAAAAGCTACGGATTGAAGGAGGTAACGGCATGAAAGAGCGACCGATTTTATTCAAAGGTGAAATGGTCAAGGCAATACTGGGAGGGCGGAAGACCATGACTCGGAGGATTGTAAAACCGCAACCTGACTACCAAGGGTTTGATGGCCCGCCTCGATACCAATCAGCGTTTGGGGAGTGGGGGTATCCCGCACAAAGGGGCCAAAAGTGCCCATATGGCCGGCCAGCAGATCGGCTGTGGGTGCGCGAGGCTTTCTGTTTTTTGATCCACAACGGGACAGGAGAAAGGAAAACATTTTATCGCGCCGATGGGATATTGCACAACCCGCCGCGAGGATGGAAACCTTCAATTCACATGCCGCGAACAGTCAGCCGGATCACCCTGGATATCATTGCCATAAAAATAGAGAGGCTGAACGATATCAGTGAAGAGGATGCGAGGACAGAAGGGATAACAAACGGCGGATGCCTTGAGTGTGGCAACGACGAGCCGTGTGACTGTGACAATCCATCTCCTGATGCTCGAGACTCGTTTATTAATTTATGGGAATCAATCAACGGCCCCGGCTCATGGTTGGAAAATCCCTGGGTGTGGGTAGTGGAGTTCAAGAGGGTGATGCCATGAAAGGAGAAACTATGGAGGGAGAGGCCATCAGGAACAGGGCGACGGACCATATCGCCAGCACGATGATGATCGTCAAGGTGCTCATCAGCAAGGAGAAGACCAGGATGCTCTCCTGCTATACAGGTAAGGAGCTGGAGCCGGTGATGCAGGAGATCAGCTTCCTGGAGGGCCAGCTGGACGGTCTCCGGCGTGTCAAGAAAATGGTCACCGGGTGAGGTGCAGAGTGAACACGGCAAAGGTGTATGTGGACTCGAATGGGTGTGAGTGCTCCATCCGCCAGATGGTGGAAAGGGAACCCGACTGGGCGGCAAGCCGGATCCAGGTCGGCGAGGAGGCGCTCGACGTGATCGCCCTGATCAAGGAGTGGAATTCTGGACGGGGAATACTTGGCCTGCCTGGCCATATTCGCGAGAAGCTGCAGGCCATGCTGTTATAACACCAGCCCCTCTTTAAAAACCTTTTTATGCCTCCGGGCAAGGAGTGAATCATGAAAGACAAAGTGCTTGACGACATCGTTAGATACGCCACACAGAAGCTCAATAGCGCCTACGGATATTGCGGGCTGGCGTCTGGGGACAACATGGCAATGCTGAACACCGATGATGGCCACGGCAATGACATTGAAATTATTATCACCGTCAAAGCGGAAGAGGCATAACAATCAATCCAACTGGAGCGAGCATGTCGACTGTCAGGAATAAGGCGACTAGGACCATCGAGGCACTCTTCCCTGCGGATGCCGAATACATAGACACCGTGGAGATCGGCCAGAAGCTCCTGGACCAGGCAAAGAGTGAGATGCAGGGCTGGCGGACAGAGCCCACCGAGATCCTGATCCGGTATGCCGAGCTCTGCGTGGAAAGGGAGAAAAGATGAGCTACGTCAACCCTTTCGGGACCTGCGAGGATTGCGGCACCTGCGCGATCCGCGTGGAGGTATTGGACGCCAACGGCATAAAACGGCTGGTAT